TGGATGGGTGGGCAATTTGAGTTTGTGGTGCAGGACAAGTACAAGGGCAAGCGACGCGTCAAGTGGGGCAAGCCGACGATCTTCATCTGCAACGAAGACCCGCGTAACGAGATCGGCAACGAGAAACTGGGGGCATCACGCATAGATTGGACTTGGCTGGAGGAGAATTGTTTGTTCTACGAACTGCACGAGCCTATTTTTCGTGCCAATACAGAGTAGCTGTGGCATTCGCGTTCAGTCTGTCACCACTTCCTCCACCAACACCGGGAACGAAATAGTCAACAATGAAATAGTCGCCCATGCCTGGTTTAGCATCCGTTGAGTAATAGGCACCCGCTTCTGCTGCACCGTTCTCATCGTCGTCATACACGAGGTTTTTGTTCATCGGGTACCAAAGCTTCCGTTCGGAGAAGTGCCCGGCGCTATTCCCAGTAGTAATGCGCCTCGTCACATCGCTCTTGACGCTAATGCGGGCCGTGTCAACCTTAGCGGTGATGACATCGTTCCAATCGGCACCCTGCGTGCCTTTGAAAATGACTGAATTGTACGTATTGATCGTGTTAGGTACGTTGTTGATTTGAAGGTTAAACCACTTCCGGGCCATACCAATACTGGTGTCGGAGTATGGCTGCACCAGTTGTACTGGCGCTGTGTCGGAGGGATTGACGCCGGTGAATGTGGGTCCTTTCGTCGTAAACGTAATACGACGCCACAACCACGGGAGTGGGGAGGAGGTTTGGATGCGCACGTTTTCCTTGTACCCGCGCATGTAGCAGGTCGTGGACGTGCGATCGGCGGTGTCGATCAATTGATTTGTCACACCACCCGTGACTAAATTGCGAGCAGTGGGGCAGAACACGGACATTGCGTACCCCGTATCGCCGCGGACAAAGAAAGAGCCGACAGCAGTGGGTTGTGACACGCCGTTTCCATCAGTATTAGAAAACGACAACATGTTATCCTGCTTCTTCGTGCTGGAGATGTTGAGAATACGCTTGCGCGACGTTTTCGGGGCTGCGCGGCGGACATAACGGCGTTTGCGGACATAAGTTCGGGGTTTACGGCGATAAGTGCGGCGTTTAGGCATCATACGGGCGTATTGCCGGCGGCGGGTTGCGGAATGGAGGGCCATGATGGGGGCCGTGTGCGGTGTTGGGGTTGGGGGACCGGGTATAAATAGCGGGGAGGGTCGCGTTTTTTTTTCTGGCTATAACATTAGTTTCGCCAGAAAAATCTTCGATCACATGACACCATGCCCGCTAAGTACAAGCTCGACGCTGAGCAATATTTCATGCTTACATATCCCACAATTCCCGATGGATTCGATACGGCTGAGCTTATCGGCATTCTTGAACGACTTGGATGCGACTACCGGGTTGGTCGAGAGCTACATCAGGATGGAAAGCCTCATCTCCACGCTATGTTGTGCTTTGACGACCCTTACACAGACGGAGATGCCCGACGAACGTTTACGGTTGGAACGCGTGTTCCTAACATACGCGTCCGTCGAACGCGACCTGAACGAGGCTGGGATTACGTCGGCAAGCATGCAGGCACGAAAGAGGGGCATTATATTGTCGGTGAGAAGGGGACTCGACCCGGCGGAGATGGCGATAGCGCTGAGCGACCCGCCAATGACGTGTGGCACGAGATCATTCTTGCAAGGACGCGTGAGGAGTTTTTCGACACTGCTGCGCGTTTGGCTCCTCGACAACTAGCATGCAGTTTCAATTCGTTAGTGTCATACGCGGACTGGAAGTACAAACCCGAAGCTGAGGTGTACGCGACGCCGGATGGGGAATGGTCGGTGCCTTTTGAGTTGAGGGATTGGGTTGATGACAATGTACGTGGTTGTCCAGGTAAGCGTCCGCTGCGCTCGGCCGGAAACATCTCAGTCTGGGCTGCGCCATGTTTATTGTTAGCGTGCACGGGGGCCCTTGAACGGACCACTCGCTGCGCTCAGACAATGGTCCGTCCAGTACTGGTCCCCGCGTGCACACTGAAAGTAGAGGTATGCTGACTCTTTTTATGCAGGTAGACCGAAGGGATTGGTGCTGTTTGGAGCGACTCGGCTTGGAAAGACAGTGTGGGCTAGATCACTCGGCACACACTACTATTGTGCCGGACTCTGGACCATGGGCGACTTCGACGAGCAGTCTGAGTACGCCATTTTCGACGACATGATGAATGGCCTGCGCGCAGGTTATTTCAATTACAAAGATTGGATGGGTGGGCAATTTGAGTTTGTGGTGCAGGACAAGTACAAGGGCAAGCGACGCGTCAAGTGGGGCAAGCCGACGATCTTCATCTGCAACGAAGACCCGCGTAACGAGATCGGCAACG